CATCTTTAAGAAGATAAACATAGTTCCTGATGGTAAGAATCATGGTCTTATATTCATATTAGATTGGTCTGGTTCTATGAGTAGATGTCTACTTAATACTGTAAAACAGTTGTTTGAGTTAGTTTGGTTCTGTCAGAAAGTTCAGATACCATTTGATGTCTATGCTTTTTCTACTCAGTATGAAGCAAATAGATCTTACAGATATGATGTTACTGAAGATTCAAAAGTAGGAGATCTTGTTGTTAGTGGTGATTTTAGTTTATTACATTTCTTAAGCAGTTCAGTTAAGAAAAAGAATATGGAGTCACAATTGTTAAATCTATGGAGACTATCATACACACTTTCAAATAGAGGAGCACAATTTAAATATCCAGAAAAGTATTGGATGGGTGGAACACCTTTGAATGAAACATTTGTTTGTCTACATCAAATGATTCCACAGTTCAAGAAAGATAATAATGTTCAGAAAGTACACTGTGTTACTCTAACTGATGGTGAAGCAAACTGTATTCCTGTAGTTAATGAGTATAAAAATTTTGATGGTCAAACTCGTAAAGGCACATCACATCTAGGATACAATTCTTTCTTAAGAAACAGAAAAACTGGATACACATATGCACTTTCATCATCATATGAATATTGGAAGTTTACTGAAACAATGATCAAAGACTTAAGACAGACATTCCCTGATGTAAACTTTATTGGTATTCGCATTGCAGATAGAAGAGAGTTTGGATACTTTGCAAGAAAGTTTGGTGCTACTGAATTAGACATGAAGAATGCTAGAAAGAATGGATCATACTCTATCAAGAATGCAGGTTATCACACATACTTTGCTATATCTGATTCATCACTTGCTGTTGATGATGAGTTTGAAGTTAAAGAAGATGCAACCAAGACAGAGATCAAGAGAGCATTTGTCAAATCACTTAGAGCAAAGAAACTAAATAAAAAAGTTCTAGGTGAATTTGTTTCTCTAGTAGCCTAAAAGGAATCAATTATGCCAGCATTAATTTGTAATTTACCTGCCTATGAAGTGTGGGTCAGAAAAGAATATCTCCTAGACCACAAAGGTGGTCATGGAGAATTTGTAAAAGGAGTTTGGGTATCTGCAAAGAGCATACCAGGCAGAGCATTTTACTTTGAAACATATTTACCAGAGTACGCTGCTATGTTTGATAAGTTACCTATATCTGCATTTCTAAGTGAACCAGAGATACCTGATCCTGATATGGAATTACATAACCTACAGTTTTGGAATTGTATGGATTATGGTGTGGTTGCAGTCCAGAAACAGTTTGTAGGATCAATGCATTATGAACTGTATACAAGAGACTATGGCACACAATCAGGCACATATATCTGCACTCTAGATAACTATCATCAAGATGTTGATGCTGTGGATTATTCCACCAGTGAGAATCCACCAGAGCATAAGTCACATAATCTAATTGAATTGGACAATGGACAGTTTGCTTTATATCCTAATAATAGGATAAGAATCTATGATAATAGTTTGACACCAGAACCACCTAAGACACCTGATTTCAAAGTATCTACTGTCTTCTATCAGGTGGAGAATGGTCATGATAGAGATGGACTAGGTAATGATGAGAACTATTTCTGGAAAACAAAGAAAGAGACAG